TGCTAAGTCAGGATGGGGTAATGGAAGTGGACCAGGCTAATGGCTAGACTTATACAAGCAATACAGACCCTGCGTACAGGTGCTGTCCGTATAAAGGGCAATGTATCCAACTTTGCTGATGGGGTTGTTAAGCTAAACAATCTCTTTAATGTCAAAGAAGAGATTGTGCCTGGCCTTCCAGACGAGAATGGTATCATTACAGAATCATGCTATCGTACTCGTGTTACCGTTGGAGCAGATACATGGGTTCAAGATAATGATGTTGAAGCCTTGGCCAAGGTTGATGCTGATAACCGTGAGGCTATCATAGAGGCTGTGTTTGGAGAATTTCGATCTTATTTTGAAAAACTTAATAATGCTGTGGTACGTAAAAGACCACACGAAGAAATATCTAGTATTATCAGTAAGTTTGAACAACAAATGTTTGGTGATTCAAAGGATAATAACAGTTGCCTTTTTATCAAAAAGAGTGTACATTAATAAGATACATTAATGGAGAGCTATATGATTGTTCAGAATGCTGCTTTTTGTAACCTGTGTGATGACTTCATAGTCTCAACACACCGCCATGACATGGTTGATTGTAAGTGTGGAGCCATCTATGTTGACGGAGGTCAAGAGTATCTTCGTCGTGGTGGTAAGTACGAGCACATCACTGATATGTCATGGTCTCTGGAAGACAAGATTTATCGTGAATGTATCGAAGCAGCCCAGCATGCTATAGAAACAGGTCGCAATGCTCATGGTATTGCTAATGCTGTCATGCGTGCATTACGTAAACACGATCGTGTAATTGCCGATGGTGAGCACAGAGTGATGGCTGAGTATAAAGATGAGTTGATGGTTATTCATGCAGATGATAGCTGCAGTCGTTATAAGAGGATCGCAGAATGAACCACGAAGTAGAAAGATACCCAGGCGAGCTTCGCGAGTTGCGAGCTCTTGTAGCACAACGCAATGATGTTGATGTATACGATGACCTGTCTGGTTCAGAATGTATTGATGAAGCTTTGAATCTTCTTGGCAAGGCTTTTGCTAAGATGGAAGCTGGCGGCGCTTCGTATAAAGATCTTCGTCAGCTAGCCTACGATATTTCAGCAGCAATTAATACATTTGCTTTTCAAGATCTTAGCGAGAAAAACATAGCTGATGGACGGTAGTCTCTTCTCGGTCTTTTATCGGGCCGCATTGTGTGTATGTATTGCTATTATGGTGCATGATACACTTTGGTACACTCTAGGGGATGTACCATTTCCTGGGTCAACAGCAGTCCTAGCTGCCATTCTTTCCACGTTGTTTTTATTTGAGAGATTGGTTATATCTATCATGGTAGAAAAAGGAATGATAGAATGAAATGGATTGATATGACAGATGCTCTTTTCTGTAGAGCGTATGATCATCTCTTTGTTATTGAAAAAACCCCGAACCTTGGCGCTCATGATTGGCGTGTTATCAAGGACGGTGATGTTGTGTTTAGTGGTTGTAATCGCTTTGTAGGTGCGGCTAAGTCAGCCTGTAAAGAGATCTATAGTACCATCAAAGCAGCTCAACCACCCAAGCTTATGTACAATACCAAGACAAATAAGCTCAGAAGGAAGCGTGTATGAATCTCGAACTAGAGGCCTATGAAGGTGAGCTCAAAGATCTTCGTGAGAAGGTTACCAATCTAGAAAAATATAAGATTGGTTACGAAGCTGCTATGCGTATAATTAAATCTACGTATACTGATCATTTTCCGGACCATTATTTTATCTGCGGAGAAGGTGGTGAGAAGGATCGAAGCAACCTTCCTAAGCAGATTCATGTTTGCCCATCTAATGGAGTAGACTGGTTTCAGATCTATGAAAAAACAGATAAAACCTCTACAACAGAATGGTAAAGATGAATTGGGATAAACGCTTTTTAGAATTAGCGGATCATATTGCTCTATGGTCTAAGGACCCTAGAACTAAGGTTGGTGCTGTAGTAGTTGACAGCAAGAAGCGAGTTGTGTCTTTAGGGTACAATGGCTTTCCTCGTGGTGTATCAGATTATGACAAACGTTATAGTGATAGACCTACTAAGCACCTGTTCGTTGCGCATGCTGAGCGTAACGCACTCGACAATGCCCCTCTAATGGTAGATGGATGTACGTTATATGTGCCTCTTCTCCCTTGTAATGAATGCGCAAAGTCTATCATTCAGAAGGGCATTGTTCGCGTAGTAACTTACAAACCTAATCGTGAAGGTCAAGTGTTTAATTGGGACATCACACGAACTATGTTTGAAGAAAGTGGTATAACTCTAGACGAATTGGATCGTTAATATGTTTATGAAGATTTTGACAATTATTATTAATGCTTATGTAGTAGCCTTCCTCAGCATTGGCGCTGTCGCTACCATTGAATTCGCTGTTACTGGTAAACCTTTTGGTGAAGCTCCCTTCTGGATCTTTGTCGGTATCGTTACCGTAGCTATCACAGCTTGGAACTTCTTTACCGGAAAACAAAACGCAGAGTGAGCTATAAGCTGAGCCTATAGCAGCTCTAATCTCGTGATACCGGGGATACGGTATAAATAAAATGTACGTGCCTAATGGACGTACAGTTATATTATAACTCGCTTAATAGGAGAAAAAATATGAACTACGCAACTGCATGGGAAAATGCATTCAAAGATTTTGATCGTTTCTTCGTTGGAATGGATCAATACACAAAGAAGCTTACTAACATTGCTGAACAATCTAGTAAGTTAGCTCAGAACTTCCCGCCTTACAACATCAAGAAAATAGATGATAGTGTCTATCTCATTGAGTTAGCGGTCGCAGGTTTTGACGAAAGTGATATTGATATTGAACTAGCCAATGGTACATTGACCATTAAAGGTAATGTAAAGCCATCGGAAGATTATCGCGAAGATAATGGTGAGTATGCTTTCCCTGTATATGTCCATAAAGGTATTGCTCAGCGTTCGTTTACGAGACAATTTACTCTTGCGGACAACGTAGAAGTTAAAGGGGCAGACTTACAGAATGGTATGCTTCGTGTTACGTTAGAAGCTATTATTCCTGAAAGTAAGAAGCCTCGCAAGATTGCTATTACAGGACAATCAGCGCAACCGCGACTTACAGAAAGCAAGGAAAAATAATGTCATATTCATTAAGGAAAGACCCTAACGTGTTTATTGCACGTCTAGCATCATCGGTCTTGATTGTTGTATCGACACTGTTAATACCAACAGTTATCTTTTACGCGCTATAAAAAAGAAGGGGGCTTCGGCCCCCTTCAATCTTTTACCTTATGCAGTATCTCTGCATCTTTTTTAAGATGGTGAAAACCTGTCTCTTTATTATAAAAAGCATCTCGTTTAAAGTTACCTTTTAGTTTGTATACAGAGAATGATGGTTTACGCTTTATTGCTTCTTTAGCGTGTTCAGCTGATGCGAATACGGCTCCAGCCTCATTAGGGTGTACAGTCTCACCAGGCTTACGAGTTGCTGAAGTAGCCTTGCTTGGCTTAACACCAATCTTGTGAGGTGCAGGCTCTTTGCGTGCCTCTTCATTATCGCTTTGAAGATTAGCTTTATGCTGAGCAATGTTTTGATCATAGGTCTTGGTATGACCTACTGTATACATCTCAAGCATAAACTCTTTAAAAGATCTCATCGAGTGTTCCTACAGTCTAGCTGTGACTTTTGACCAATCAATAATTGACCAGATGTTCTCTAGATACTTCTTTTTATCTGCTTGGTAATCTAGAGCCCAAGCATGCTCCCACCAGTCAACTAAAAGAACAATGTCGTTCTTCACTTGATGGTTCTTAATTGTTTTGATAGTACCATCTTTACTTAGGTATACCCAGCCAGAACCCTGTATACTCATAGCAACCTTTTCAAACTCTTTCTTAAAGTTATCAAAAGAACCAAACTTATCATTAATAAGTTGTAGTATCATACCTTCTGGTTTATTATTAGATACTGGTGGCATTAGCTGAGGAAAAAAGATATTATGTAGGAAGGCGCCTGCTTTATTGAATACAGGATCGCCTTCCTCTTTATTAAACTTCTTTACGTAGCCAGCAGCTAGTGTTTTATAATGGTAATCAATTGTAGCCTTAGACATCACTGGCTCTAGATCCCCATCCTTATACGGTAGAGGATTGAGAGCCAGGATTTCTTTGTTTTCTACGAATGATGTAAATGTTAACATTAATTAAGCCCAACCTGCATATTGTTTAGTTTTCTTTACACGATCATCAAGACCATGTGTACCACCATTAACGCGTTTTGTAATTTGTAAAATAACAGCGTCAGTAACACCCTTATCGGCTACAGCTAGCAAGTTGTTCTTACGGAAGAACCATAGAGCAGATTCGAATGCTAGTTCAGTAGCTACGATATCAGGGTTTGTTAGTACATCTGGACGACCAATATCTTTTGAGAATGCCGTATAGTTATCTTTACCAGTTAACTGGATAGGACCACGACCACGGAACTTCCAACCATCCCCAGATGACTCTGGACCATTGCCCATACGGTTTGCATAAACCTTATTAGCAATCTTTTCTGGCTTACGAGCATATGGTTGAGCAGCTGCTACTGATGGGAAGTACTTCTTAAAGATCTTAGATAGACCATCTGCAGAGTAGTTTAAGTTTTCATTAAAAACCTTAAAGTTACCCGACTCATGGGCACACTGACCAAAGAAATGTGCTGCCTGGTTATTTGTTAGCTTGAAATAATTACGAGCTGCCTTATAAGTACCAGGTCCCCATTTACCATCCGCGGTGATACCGCATTTAGATTGGAGAGCCGCTAATGGACCGAGACCAGCTGGAACTGCCTTTGGAGAAGCAGAAGACTGCTTCGGAGCAGCTGACTGAGCTGCTGGAGCAGCTTTTGCAGCAGATTGATGAGGAAGCGTTGAGGGATCGAAATCCTTAACTGGTGTATACTGAGTTCCGCCAGACTTAGACTTTGTCGCAATCAGTCTTTGCTTGCGATTCTGTCCATTGCGCTTGATAGAAGCATGAACCCAACCAGAGTTAGCACCATCCTTAGCGTTATAAAACTCAAGAATGACCTGATCGAATTCTAGATTGTCAGCCACCCAGTCAGCTAGAGTTTTATTTGGTACACCTTCAATCTCAAAGTCAACTGCCTCACCATTAGAGTGTTGTGATGTAGCAGAACCACCAACTGCTTTGTTAACAGCTGGCGATCTATAGGACGAGTTGATCTTGACTGGTTTACCAAAATGAGCACGAACAGGCTCTAAGATCTTTTCACAAACATGCTTCATATTTGCAATATGTTCAGCAGTTGGTGTATTAGGAAGACCTAGCTTCTTAGCTGTAGGTGATACGGTTAACTCTTCAAGAGTAAAATGTTCTGATAGTTTAGTCATAATCTACTCCTTAGAATGGGCCGTGATCTTCGTCTGAGTTACGATACTTATCTACAGCAGCCATCATTTTGATTTCATTATCAGTATGAATTGATTCTGCTTCAGCGATCTCTTTGTAATTAGTCTTGCCCATTTCTTGGACTTTGACATTAGGATCAAACTCTGAAGTCTTCATTCCCATCATCGTAGCAAACGCACCAACGAATGCACCAACGATCATGGAGAATGCAGGACCGATAATCTTGAAGATTTCGTTATTGTCTACGACATCGTTAGGAATAAAAAGTCCAATTAGCATCATAAAAACAACTGACATCATAATCACACCTAGAGTGACGGATGCCAATTTCATGACCATTAATTGTACTCTACCCTTTTCGATCTCCAACTCATGTAAAGTATCGATGTCTTTACTAACTGAAAAAAAGTTTAATAAACTCATTATGCTACCCTTCTTTGTTGATTTATTTTATAAAATCAGCTATAAATTATTTTTAATCAGGTAAGTTCATGTCAAGATTTTACACAAACGTAGCATTATCTAAGAACGATATCCTTCTTCGTGGTTACGAGGATGGAAAACGTATACAACGTCAAATTCCATACAATCCATATCTCTTTGTGCCTACGCATAAAGAAACGAAGTACACTACGCTCGACGGAAGAGGGGTAGGTCGTGTCGACTTTGACTCAATCCGCGAAGCCAGAGACTTCTTAAACCAATACAAAGACGTAGAAGGGATGCCCATCTACGGCCTGAATAACTTCGTATATACTTTTATTTATGATTACTTTCGTGGCGAGATCGATTATGATCCTTCGCTTATTTCTGTATGCTCAATCGATATCGAAGTCGATATTGCTAACGATAAAGGCTTCCCTGACATTCAGGCTGCTGATAACGAAGTGACTCTAATTACGATCTCTCGTAATGGTAAGAAGGCTGTCTTTGGTTGTGGTGAGTACACGAACAAAGATCCTAACGTCAACTACTACCAATGCGCTAGCGAAGAAGCTCTTCTTCGTTCGTTCATTGAGATCTGGAACTCGGTTGAGTTTTCACCTGACATTGTGACTGGGTGGAACGTTGAGTTCTTCGACATTCCATACCTTATTAACCGGATCATGCGTGTGCTGGGTCAGTCTCATGCTCGCAAGCTTTCCCCATGGGGTTTTTTGCAAGAGAGCAAAGTTGTCATCATGGGTAACGAACAACAGATCTACGTTCCTGTTGGCATTACAACCCTCGACTATCTACAGCTGTACAAAAAGTTTGGTTATTCAATTCAAGAGTCCTACACCCTCGATCACGTTGCAAACGCTGAGCTCGGAGAGCGTAAGTTAGATTATGGTGAGTATGGATCTCTTGCCAACCTCCAGGTTAAGAACTGGCAGATGTATGTTGATTATAACATTCGAGACGTAGAACTTGTTGATCGTTTAGATGACAAGCTGAAGTTGATTGAGCTAGTCCTAGCGATGGCTTACGATGCTAAGGTTAACTTTCAAGATACGTTCACAACAGTTCGTGCATGGGATATTATTATCCACCACTATCTGATGGAACGTAACATTGTTGTTCACCAAGCAGAGGTGTCTGAAAAGGACAGAGGGATTCTTGGTGGGTATGTTAAAGATCCTCAGGTTGGCATGCACGACTGGGTTGTATCACTCGACCTTAACTCTCTATACCCTCACATCATCATGCAATACAACATCTCACCTGAGACGTTTGCTGGCTGGCTGACAGGTAACGAGGAGAGTTGGGTTAAGGAAGAAGCTGAACGTCGCTGTCTAAATCTACTCGATGGGTATCTCAACGATTATCAAGATGAGTTGAAAAGTCGAAACATTACTGTGGCAGCTAACCTTACGACATTCGATCGTAGTAAGATGGGTTTCCTTCCAACGCTGATGCAGAAGTATTACAACGAGCGTGTCATCTACAAAGGAAAGATGATTGAGGCTAAGAAGGCCTATGAGCTTCCAGGAGCTGATAAGGTTCAACTAAGCAAGGACATCTCAAAGTTCAACAACCTTCAGATGGCTAAGAAGATTCAATTGAACTCAGCTTATGGTGCACTTGGTAACAAATACTTCCGTTGGTATCGTAACGAACTTGCTGAAGCAATCACGACGTCGGGTCAGCTGACAACTCGGTGGATCGAGCGCAAGCTCAATCAGTATCTCAACAAACTACTCAAGACCGACGACGTCGACTACGTGTTAGCTTGTGATACTGACTCAGTGTATATTAAACTCGATTCTCTTGTCGACAAGGTATTCGAAGATAAAACAGACACTGCTAAGATCGTCAAGTACCTCGACAACGTGTGTACTCAAAAGCTAGAACCGTTTATCGATAAGTGCTACGATGAGTTGTGTGCTTATGTTAATGGCTTCGATCAGAAGATGAAGATGAAACGTGAGTGTATCGCTGACAAGGGTATCTGGACAGCGAAGAAGCGTTACATCCTCAATGTGTGGAACCAAGAAGGGGTTCAATACGCCAAGCCTAAACTCAAGATGATGGGTATCGAAGCGATTCGTACTTCTACACCTCAAGTGTGTCGTGATGGGATTAAGAAGGCTCTTGAGGTTATGATGAATAAAACTGAGAAGGACCTTCAACGGTACGTACAAGAGTTTCGTGATGAGTTTAATAAAATGACTTTTGAGCAAGTTGCGTTTCCTCGCTCAGTGTCAGATTTGGATAAGTATGTCGATAGAAGTAGTATCTTCCAGAAGGGAACCCCTATCAACGTGAAGGGGGCTTTGATCTACAACTACCATCTTAAAAAGCTTAAGCTCGATAAGAAGTATGAGTCTGTAGCTTCTGGTCAGAAGATTAAGTATGCGTACTGTAAAACTCCGAACCCTTTGCAATGTGGTGTGATTGCTTGTCCGTCTGAACTACCTAAAGAGTTTGGCATGGACCTCTACATCGATCGTGACACTCAGTTTGATAAGGCATTCCTAGAGCCCATCAAGACGATCACGAACGCTATTGGGTGGGAAGTAGAACATAAGGCGACACTTATGGACTTTTTTGAATAAGAGGATTATATGGCAGAAATTAACTTAGACGACGATTTTGATTTTGGCTTCACAACAGTTAGTGAAGATGTTTTTCTTCAGGCAGAAGCTACTGTTCAAGAAGGACAGGCTAAAGCTGAAGCAATGTACAAGATGATTGTACCACTCCTAAACAACCTTGCTAAAGATGCTGACAAAAATGCATACATTCATTGGCCGAATAGAGCAGTCAAGATTGAGCAGTTTAAATTGAAGCTGCAACAGCTACTTAACAGTTGATATTAAATACGAACTATACTAATAATATGTTTACGAGAGACTAACTCGTATTGAGGAGATCTTATGTCGCTACTAGATAAACTAATGAAAAATACTACTATTAAAGATTCGGCCATTCTGTCTGAGTCTAAGTTCTTCACAAAGAAGGACATGGTTCCTACTAC